CGGGGGCGTAGTCGTCCTTAAAGAGGGGGTCCCAGGACGTGAGGTCGGAGCCGGGCATGAAGTGCCGGTCCCGGCCCGTGCCGAGTGCCGTGACGTGCTGATACATCGCAGGTTCTCCTACCGCGCATACATCCGCTTCAATCGGCGGTTCACGTCCGCGACGGTTTCCTTGCGGTCCCCTTTCGCGGTCGCGCCCGTGCCGGGGTGTTGCGGTTGTCGCGGCAACTGTTTATTGCCTTCTGCGATGCGTTGTGCCGCTGCCAGACTCGCCTTCGACTGATTGCCCTTGTTCCCGCCCATCTTCTTGAGGTAATGGTCGATGACCCGCTGGGGGTCAATCCGCACATTCCGCTCCCGTGCGTCACGAAACGCGCTGTAGACAGCGTCGTGGAACATCTCGCGATACGGCTCGGGGACTTGCGCCTCCGCTGCCGCCGTCGCCTGCTTCCACAACCGGCTATCTCTCGCGCGCGTCTCGGCCGCGCTCGACTCGCCCGTGCGTCGCACGTGCGATTGGAGCGCCGCTTGTTGTTTCTTCATCTCAAGGAACTCTTTGTAGAACCCCGCAAAGAATTTCCCTGAGTCGTCGGAAACATCGAACGGCAACTTCGACGGGTCGAACTCGGGCTCAGGCGCATCCCCGGCTTCGGGTTCCGCCATCGCCTTCATGAACTGCTCGCGCAGCTTCGGGCTCCTTGCGAGGACTTCCTGAAGCTGGTCGCCCGCCCGTGCCTTCATCGACAACTCATCGACGTTCAGGTCTTTCACCCGTTCCGCGACGGGTCTGAACTTCGCGAGCTGCTTCCGTTGCTTCGAGAGCTTCCGCGTCAGCGCCTTGAAGCGCGGATGCTCGTTGAACGGCACGTCGGAGTAATCGTCGTCGTCGCTGTCGTCGTCGTCTGGCCCTGCGCCGTCTCCGGCATCACCAGCAACTTCCGCTTCGACTGGGTCCGTGCTTTCGTTGGACGGCGGCGAGCCGTCTCCCGCATCGGGGGCCGCGCTGCTGTCAGCAGCCATGGAACTCCTGCGTCGGATTACGAGGGTGGTGCGGCGGGCGGCATCACCGGTTCGAGGATGCGCGACCGCACTAAGTCGTCGATGCTAGGCAAGCCCTGTGCCTGTTCGGCCTCCGCCTGCCCCGCCGGTTTGAGCACGCCGCTGTCAATCGCCTGCTGCAGGGCATCGTCTTCACTGCCCTGCGCGGGCGGCTCGGGCTCGCCCTCTTGCTCATCGCCGCCTTCTTCTGGCGGCGGCGCCATCATCAGTTGAATGAGCTGTTGAATCTGCTGCACGTGCTGCTTCATCGCCTCGTAGAGCGGGGGATTCTGTCGCGCGAGCTGCTCGACTTCCTCCGTCATCAGGAACTGCGACTTGTGCATCAAGTGCTGATGGAGGGCTTCGAGGCCCCACCATGGCTGCGGCACGGCGGCGGTATCGGCCGGGTCCATGACCTGCTCGGGATACTGCGCGGCCTTCCAGCGGTCCAACTGCCGAGCAATCTGTTTGCGGACGACGTTCTGCGAGGGCTTCAGCTCGTTGAGGTCGAGCAGTGTGAGCATCTTGCTCGCGAGTTCGGGGTCCTGCGCGGGCTGGAGCGCGCCCATGCCGACCGCTTCCTTGATCTTCAGGTTCATCATCAACGGGCTCTTCGGCCACGCCGAGGCGGGCTCGCAGAACACATCGACGTGCCCCTTCAGGTTGGTGAAAGCGAACTGATCGACCGCCCATTGCCCGTCCTCGCCCTTGATGGCGCGGAAGCGCGGGGACCATGCGGACTGCCGGGCGATGAGGAGCAGGAGCCGCGAGAGCCGCAGCTCGAACTCCACCAGCGTGTCGAGCGGCGTCTTGAACGCCGCCATCCCGCGCTCCTGCAGAATCTGCACTTCTCCGAGCGTCGGGTCACCCGATGGCCGGTTGCCCATGAGCACCGCATTGAGCTTGCTGACCTCCTCCATCTTTTCGTCGATGAGGCGCAGATACTCGTAGGCACTGCTGTCGGCGCCCTGTCCGCGCTCCGTGATCGGGCGCTCACCGGGCACTTGCGAGCGGAAGCGGACCTGTTCACCGGGGCGTCCGGTCGGCTGGTCTTCGAGAATCACCGACAGCGGGGTCCAGGTGCGCGGCGCCGCGTTGTGCAGCAGCGACAGCGCAATCAGGGACTCGATGAGATTCCGCCAATACTGCAGCGGGACCAGGTCATCGGCCGGCGGCTTGTTGAACGGGGTGCCCGGCGCGAGCGCAAAGCTGCGGAGCAGGACGTTCTTGACCGGCTTGCCGTCGTCATCCGCGTGCGGCAACGGCCCGGCCTCGACCATCGACTCGTTGATCATCACGGCGTAGAGGCCCTTCGGGAACGCCTCGGTCGGGTCGTGAAAGAGCTGATAGACGATGGGGCCCATCGGGTCAGCCGCGCCTACCGTGCCGTAGCTCCGCGCCGCACTGGGGGCCGAGAGCCGCGCCATCGCATCGGCATACTGCCGTTGCACGCCCGCGTTGCCCGTGCCGCCGCGCGCCGCGCTCTCAATCAGCTCCTTCGCGTTGGGCCACGTCTTGACGGCGTCCTCTTTCGCGAACCGGGTGTGCAGCAGAATCCACGGCACCTCGCGCTCGTCCGACATGCGCGCCGAGCGCGGCAACGAGAACTCGAAGCTGGGATGCAGCCGCGCCTTCATCTGGCCGACCTGATACGCCTGCCCGGCAGGGGTCCCATCGGGGTTCGCGGGCGGCATCGTCATCGCCTCCGCCTCGCCGCCGCAGCCAGGACATTCGCCCGCTTCGTCGACTTCGAGCTGCGTGTATTGCTCGCCGCACTGGGGGCAGAGAAGCGACGGAATGACCTGCTCGGGCCCGGTGTTGGCGTCGTAGTAGACGTGCAGCGCCACCTTGTCGAGCAGCGTGATGTGCTTGTGAATCTGCCGCCGCAGCGTGTCGTAGTTGATTTCCTCGAACAGCGCGGGCATGGCCGACTCGATGACCTCCGACGCCGCGACATCGCTGTCGTCATCGGTGACCGGACGCCACTCCTGCGCCGGCTCGGACTGGTCGAGCAGCGCCGTGATGCCGTCGATCTTGGTCGCGAACACGTTGGTGCAGGCGCGTGGCACCCACTCCGGCAGGGCCGCATCGTCGCCGTCGTAGGGCCGTGGCACCCACGAATTGCTGCTGCGGTCCCACACCACCCACGTGTTGTCGACGCCGCCCCGGTAGTTGAGGAGCGCCAGCCAGTCGGCCTTGTCGCGTTCGAGCCGCGCCGTGTTCTGGCGCGCATCATCGACGCAGGCCTGCATCAGCTCCAGCGCATTCGGGTCCGCCGTCAGGTCAGTCGGTTCGTTCAACGGTGCCTATCTCGCGCTTCCCCATGGCCGTGAACACCCGTTGGAACGGGTCGTCTACGACCGGCGGTTTACTGAAGACGTGATTGGTGATGTCGCCGCGTCGGAAGAGCGTGCTATCCAGCAAGAGTTCTGCCTTCTGCCGCCAGTAGTCGCGTTCGTGCCGCAGCTCGCCCACGAGCGCCTCGGCCTCGACGAGCCGCCGATACCAATTCAACACGTGCCCTCTTCCCGCCCCGCCCAGTCACGCAGCAGCAGCTCCGCCACCGTGCCCACCGCGAGCGCGTTCCAGAACCCGCCCGCATACCCGGCGAATCCGACGATGTAGAGCCAGTTGCCGACATACATCGGGTGCTTCAGGTAGCGATACGGGCCGCGCGTCGTGCGCTCGACCCACGGCACCGGCTGCATCGTCGTGCCCGGCGGCAGCGACTGCATCGCCCAGCCTTGCAGCGCGAGGCCGACGACGACGCACGCCCACCACCACACCGCACTAGGGCGCGGCATAGATCGGCACCACTCGTGCGTCGGTGCGGGCCACCCGCGCCGGATCACGGTCGCGCAGAATCGGTTTCCGCCGACAGCGCCGCTTCGAGTCCTCAATCACGGCGGTCTGCACTTGCTGCTGGAGCTTCGCGGTGAGCGCGTGCAGCGTCTGCATACGGAGCTGCATCGCCAGCAGTTCTTCGTGCTCCTCTCGCCCAAAACTGATCGCGATTTGCTCGAACACGGTCAACGCGCGGTCGAACGTCGCGAGGATTGTCCGCATGGACTGCACGTTGTGTGTCGTATATGGCGTCATCGCAGCACGAACCCTCGGACATCGAGCGTGGTGGGCTTCCCTCGGGCGCCGTGGCGTTTTGCCATCGCCTCCTGATGTGTCCGTGACAACTCGTCGAGCACGGCGAACTCGCTGTCGCGCTGTTTTGGTTTCGGCAGCGACGGCCGCGCCTGCCAGAACAACCCGACCTCGTCGTAGGCGTGGTCTTCGGCGTCGGTGTCTACGTCCTCGCGGTCATCCGGGTCGAACGGCAACTGCGGCAACGTCCGCAGCAGGTTCGGGCACGCCGCCGTGATTTGCCACCACGGGAATCCGTCAGGAGCGGTGGAAAGCGCCGCTTTGACGCGCTGCACACGGGCGTGGCGGTCGGTGGACCCTTGCTTGAGAAACAGGCCGCAGGGTCGGGCGAATTCGTCGTCGTAGACTTCCGCGATGGACTTGCCGAGCCCCTGCTCCATGCGTGAGCCCCACATCGAGCGGTCCATCACGCCCCACTGGATGTTCCACAGCTCGCGGCCGACCTGTTTGTGGTGCTCGCGGATGCGCTCGACGTAGGCGCGCAGCATCTGCGCTTGAATCACGTCCCGTTTGCCGGTGAGGTAGAACTCCTTGAACGTCACCGTCCGTCCGCCGGCCAGCACGGCGTGAAAGTGCACGGCCCACGGCGCGGCGTAGCCGTAGTCGACGGAAAAGTAGATGAGCGCGCCATCCGGGGGCGTCCAGGCGTCGTCGGGGATCCGGTGCCACGGGATAACCGTGCCGACTTCGAGCCCGTGGGCGCGCAGCTCCAGGTCAGAATCGAGCACGCGCTTCTCGGTGCGGAACTCGTCGAAGACTTGGCCCTTCCACACGTCCCAGTCGCCTTCGGAGAGCATCCGGCGCTCGTCCTCGGGCAGGGCCTGCAGCCGGTGCCAGTAGTCGGGGTCCGCCGTCATCAGCGCCGCGTTGTCCTGCACCTTCGCCGGGACAAAGCAGCGCGTCATCATCTTTTGCGTCGGCCGGTCGGGCGGCGACGCGGGCGTCCACACCTGATACGGGTGGATGGGAATGCCCCGCGAATCCAGCGGCGTCGGGTCGATGAAGCGGGCCTTCACCCAGGCGTGTCCCACATTCCCCGGATTGCTGGCGAGGCGGACGCGCGCCTTCACGCCCTTGAACCGCGAGCGGACGCGCGAGGTCAGGTAGGTATATTGGTATTCCGTGAAGTGGGTCGCTTCGTCGAGGCCCAGCATCACCCACTGCGCCGACTGGTAGCGATACACGTCGCTCTCCCGCGCGCAGTAGCGAAACCAGAGGATGCTGCCGTTTTTGAACTTCCATCGTTTGCGCCCGGCTTCGTATTTGGCGAGGTCCTTCGGAAAAAGGGCTTGCGAGCGGAGAATCAGCGACGCTTCGAGTTCTTCGTAGGTGCGGCGGAAGAGCGCGACCTCGACGCCCGCGTGTTCGAGACAGACGGTGCCCGCTTCAAGCAGCAGCCACTCGCTCTTGCCGCCACCCGCCGCGCCGCCGTAGAGCAGCTCGTCGGCGTCGCACGCATGGGCGAGCCGCTGTTTCGGATTCGGCTCGGACGGCTCGTTGGTCGTCGCGTCCCGATAGCCGAAGTAGACCGACCGGAAGTCATGCGGGCCGGGCTGGGATGGCACCCCTCATTCGTTTCTCTCCTGGTTTACACTCGTCGCTGCGTGCCGACCCTGCCAGCCAAGCTCCGCGATCTCGAAGCGTTGCGCGCCCTCATCAGCCACGATGAACCCTTGCTTGTGAACTACGACCGTGGAATCCGCGCGTTCGTGGTCGAGCATGTGCGCTCGCACGAAATCCTAATTGCCGGGCGGTATCAGCTCGTCCACATTTACCTGCGCGGCTATCGACGCGGCTTCATCGACACGTCGTTGTAAGTGCGTCGGTCGCCCCACCACGCCGACGCGGGCACGAACTCAGGGCCATCACGCCGCCGCGCTTCGTGCCGCCTCGCCTAAGGATGACCAGCGGTCCCATGGCGCTCGCTGGTCCCCTCGGCGGAGGGCACGTCGCGCTCGCGTTGTCGATAAATCAGACGCAGCGAGCTGTCGATGGAATGCAGGTCGAAGTGGTGATCCCCGCTCCGCGAGCGGTAGCAGATGCTCAGGTCCGGCTTCTGCACTTGCACCGGCATCCGTTGCTGCTGCAACGTCACGAGGATCACCAACGACCCCATCGGCATGGTTAGTCGACCGGATACTGCGCGACCGCGCGGTCGTAGGCTGAGCCCGCGCCGCTGTTGCCGCCGAGCGTCTGGCCCTGCGGCGGGCCCTGTCGCAGCGTGTCCGCGACGCGGTCCATGTGGCTCTGCTTCGCGGCTTCCTGCGCGGCGAATTCGCCGTTGCTGACGTATTGCAGGACGTTCATTCGCTGATGCGGGTCGAGCTTGGCGAGCATCCGCTTGATCCGGCCGATGGCGAGCAATTCAGTGTCGTGTGTCATGTGCCTCTCTCCTGGTTGACGAGCGTTACGTGTTCACTACTTCAAAAGCGGTGACCGAGAAGCGGCCGTAGGTCGGCCGATAGTCCGCGATGCCGATGAGCCGACCCGCGTTGACGATCACGTCGTGCAAGATGTCGGGCGAGATGTATTCGGGCAAGTTGACCAGGAGGTCGAACGTCGCCGTCCACCCCGCCTTGATTGCCGGTCGCACCCGCGTGATGCCCTGACGTTGCACGGGAGCGCGACAGGCGTGTTCGTAGTGCCAGTCCTTAATGCCGAGCGTTGCCAGCTCCGTCAGCGGCAACACGCCCGCCTTGAATAGCTCCATCGCGCTCTTGCGCGGCGAGCGCGGGTCCTGTCGAAACTTCGCCGCGCCGCAAATCGACCCGGTCAGATAGTTGCCCGGCACCGCCAGCTCGCCGTTCTCCGTGCGATACACGTAAGTCGGCAAGTCGTCGGTCTTTTTGCCGCGCGACCCCTTCGACTCGTTCTGCTTCTCGCGCATCGCTTCGACGTTCCACCGATGAAAGAGCATGTCGCTCACTCCCGTGAGCTGGACCCGCGCGATGTAGGGGAACCGCAGTTCAATCGCTACCTGACCGCCGTTCGTCACCGGACCAATCGCTGTTGCCTTTGCCATGAGTGCCTCCTGATTGAGTCTCGCGACTCACACTCGGTTAACCGTGCCGCACCACGCCACGCCAAACCCCGCCTTGCCGGGCCGCGCCGTGCCTTACCGGGCCGCGCCTGACCGGACCTCGCCAGACCCAACCGCGCCGCGCCAAACCTAGCCGCACCTCACCAGTCCTCGCCTTACCCTGCCTCGCCAAACCCGACCGTGCCAGACCCCTGCCTCGCCCGACCAGACCACACCGTGCCAACCCACGCCTTGCCGTGCCACGCCGTGCCTTAGAACAACGCTTCCTGCTGCGGCAGCGCCGGAAGCTGGGGACGAATCTCGTCGGCCAGCCGCCGCAACCGCTGTTGATAGCCACCGTCGCCGTATTTCTCGACGTAGGCGACCACCCGTCGTGCGAGCGGCTCACTGAGCCGCAGCCGATACCCGTCCTGCGCGGCCTGCAGGTCGCGGAGTAGGCCTTGAAATCCCCCGCCGCCTTCGATGCGACGGCGGAGGAACTTCATGTCTTCGTGCGTGAGGGCGACTTCGAGCGCCATCGCTAGTGCGCCTTCGACCGTGACTTGGCCGGCGCGGCCATCGCGGCGGCGCCGCCGTCCGTGAACGTGAAGGTCAGCGGCTCGCTGCTTTTGTTGTCGGGGTTCCGCACGGACACCGGTAGCGGCGCGGAGGGCGCGGCCCACACGCTCATGTCGACGCCCGTCGACACGTCGGTGTCGCTCACGAACGTCGTCGGCTCGTCGTGCCCGTTGAAGCTGATGACGCAGCCGGGACGGAAGCCGAGGCCGTGCACGTGCAGCTCGAACGACGGCTGGCCGATGGCGACGGTGTTCGGCAGCAGGCTGGTCGCGGTCGGCGCCGGGAACGGCGGGTAGCAGCGGGGCGGCGTGAGCTGCGGCCGGATCGCCGTCGCCAGCTCCTCCAGCAGCGGCAACAGGTCCGGTGCGGCCACGTCCAGGCCGGGCGCTTCCGACTGGTCGACGATCTCGTGCGCGAGCGCGTCGTCCATCACGAGGTAGTGGCCGTCCGCGCGCTGGGCGAGGTGGGCCTTAATAGTGCGGCGCAGCTCGCCCCACCACACGGTCTGCACGGGCGGCGGCGCCGAGCGGGTCAACACGTCGGCACTGCTCGGGGTCAGCAACACTTCAATCGGCATCGGCGTCTCTCCTCTACGGGCGATGAACTAGCGCGGCCAGCCGCTCGCCAAGAGCGCGGCCATGATGGTGAGCAACACGCCGACCCAGAGCGGCGCCTTTCCAATCGCGGCGAGCAACGTGACGACGAGCGCGGCGACGAGCAGGATGACGGTCAGACTGAGCATGTGAGCACTCCCATCCGGTCGAGCAACCACGCTTCGTGGTCGCGCATCGCTTTGTGGAAATACGGCGACGGGGGCCACACGAGCCAGCCTTCGCCTTCGTGTCCGTAAATCGTGAGCGGCGTTTTCTTCACCGCGAACCACTGGTGGTCGTCGCACCAGCCGACGCCGACGCCCCGGTCGCCTTCATCCACCCACTTGGCCGGCCAGCGACAGCCCCACACGCGACAGGCGAAGGGCGACGGGCTGACGAAGCGGTCGGAGAGGACGTTCATTCCTGCTCGTGCTGCACGGAGTCGCGATACGCCTCGACCAGCGCCTGCCCGAAGGCCTTGACATCGACGAGCGACGGCTCGGGCCGTTTCCGCACTTGCGCGTCTCGCCCCTTCTGCCCGGCGACGCGCGCTTCCTCGGACGTCCATTGCCGCGAGCGGCCCTGCGCGTGCGCGGCCTTGCCGCCCTGCGACGCAATTTCCTGCCGCCGCGCCTTCGGCATCACCGCGAATCCGCGTTGTTGCTTGCTCACCGATACCGCCAGCCTTTCCTGAGCCGCTTCGCTTTCATCCCGCCCGCCGTTTCCGTCAGCGTGCGGGGATACGTGATGGCCCAGGACGGCTCGAAGTGCACCCGTCGGGCGAGGTTGCCGCGCCGCAATGTCTGCGGCAGCTCGATGGCCTGCTCGAACATCGCGTATTCCTTCCGCATCGGCGCGTCCTTCACGTCGCGCACGCCCGACATCACCACGTGCACCGGCCGTGTCATCGGTAGACCGCCCAGGTCGCGAAGAAATACAACGTCGCCAGCCAGACCAGGACGGTGACAACGACGGCTGAGAACACCGACGAGGACGCCCGGCAGGGACGCGGCACGTCCTGCCCGTTCGCCCACCGCTCGTCCTCGTCCTCTTCAATGCCGTTCATGTCAGCCCTGCCGGTAGAGCACGGCGGCGCCCTTGTAGTCGCGCAACCAGCTCAGACCCTCGGCCGGTTTGACCGAGAGCTTGAAATACTCGACGTTCAACAGCCGCGCATCGGGCGAGAGCTGCGCCGCTGCGGCCACGCGCTCCCACGGTTCCCCCATCGTCTGCAGCGCCATCACCGTGGGCAGCTCCACGACATCAATGAACTTCGGCGGCTCCGGGGGAGGGTCACTCGACTTCCTGACGCGCGGCTTTTCCAGACTGAACTTGGGCATGACGGTCACCACACACAGCGCAAAGACCTGAAACTGCCTACAGAACTGAACCCGCCTTCAAAACTGAAAACTGCTGAAAATTGAGCGGCTGGGTATGGTTGGTTATCCAGGGGCCCCCGGCCGCGCCGCGACGGCCCCCCTGCGGCACGCGCACGCGCTCGCGTGCCTCCTCGCGTGCCTGCCTTGCCTGCCTCTCGTGCTGCGCCGTGATGTCCTGTGACTTCAGGGAGAAGTTCTCGCTCACGCGAATTCGTCGGCCAAATGACATGTCACCGCCGTGCGTAGCCAGTCGTGTAGCCATTAGTGGTCCTGCTCGCTCGTCGCGGGGGGCAAGCCGGGGCGAGGCGCATCCGCCGGCACGGGCACGTGGTCGCCGGGGCGGGGGATGCCCACGATGACCTGCACGCCCACGCGCTGGTCCGACTCACTGCGGAGCGCGCCGCGCACCTGTGCCAGCAGCTTGAAGTGCTCGGCGCTGCCAGCAATAGCAAGCTGGGTGACTTTGAGAAGAGCAGGAGTCCAGTGATGGTCGATGTGCCGATCCATCTCCTCGGTGAACCATGCTCGGAAGTCGTCCTGCTGCAGCCAGCCCGCGATGGTGCGCCGGGAGATGCCCAGTGCTCGGGCAATCTGGCTCATGTTCTTGGGCTGGGTCGGGTCCAGCCAGCACTCCAGATAGGCGAGGTGCTTGCGCGTGGGCATGAAGCCGCGCCGTGGTCGTGGCACTGCTATCACGTCGTCCTGGGGGACGCCGTCAAGCGCGGCGCGGGGCTCGGGCTCGGCATCGAGCACAGCCAGTGCGGCGGGGGCGTCAGGCGAGGCGGAGCGTGCGGACATGGTCCTTGGCCCGGGCAGCGGCGTAGACACCGAACTCGTCGGCCATGCCCTCGATGGCGGTGCCGTAGCGGGCGATCTCCGCGTGGAAGCGTTCGATGTCGTGATTGCGGA